TACCAGTAAGACAAAACCAGCATCGCCACGGCATCCATGAGGCCAAGGACACGCCCAACAATTATCTCTGGCGTCTTATCAGGATAGCCATAAAAAAGCACTGCAATCTCTGTTCCAATAGTGAGTACAAGCAGAACAAGCGACAACCAAAAAAGCATCTTTTGAGTGCCGCCTGACACGTTGGCTTGTCGTGCTGAATCACGATCCTTGAAACTGAGTTCAGCATAACGAAAGCCACGCTCTTTTTCATTATTCTGATACTCCAATTCCAATTCACGCAGCTTGCCGATTTGCTCAGGCGTCATTTGGCCTGTTTGAATAATCTCGCTGATCTTATCCTTGGTGGCCCCAGATAGCCCCAACAATTCCCCAACAGATGCCACAGCAACTGCACCCAAAGGGCCAAACATTGCGGAAGCAACTGTTGGGGCAACTGACTTAAGGATCGCCAGCCAATCCATTATTGCCAGACCCCTGTACGCATTTGCTTGGCCAGGCGCTCACATCGTTCTGGTGTCTGACTGTGCCACTTGCTCAGAATCATGTTCTCAGCAGCTTTGGCGTAATTGCCACCTTGGATAAGAGATAGGGTGGTTTTGAAGGCCAGCAAGCCTTCTACGCCCAACTGGAACGCCATGTTAATGAGGACGTTGAGCCTGATCTGGTCTAAGTCTTTGACCCAAGGCAGAGCTTTGAAGACCTCGGCTGTCTTGCGTTGAATGTCGTTGTTCAGCAAGTAGGCCGATTCCTCTGGCGTAATTCCACCATTGCGGCGTTTATCAATCAGTCTGCCCACACCAATCGTCATGTAACCTAGGCTATCAGGATAAGCCGATAAAATTTCACCTTCATCACGCCTCAGTTGTTCATTAAGGTTTGTAACCATGATTGGTTGCCCATCCCAAAAAGATATAACCGCAAGCCACCACACCCGACCAAATCAAACTCAGCAATGTTTTCTCAATCACATTCTTACGAAACTCAATGCGCTGAACCTCTGCTTGTATCGCCAACCTGACCCATCTTTGCTCCTCCTCTGACAATCCTGTATCCGTACTTTTAATTCGAATAGCAGCAGCAATTTCAGCAGCAAATTCAGAGCGTTCTTCTGGAGTCATGATATGGGTCAAGGTTGTTGAGTTGAAGTATTGATTGTAATTTGTTAAATAAACATTAACAAGAAAGTTGATACAGCAGCAATAACACCACCAAAATTCCAGCCTGTATTGCCACTTACGTTTGTACTGTTAACAGCATTCCAGCTTGCCCCACCAGTAGCAGTAGAATCCTTAATAGAAAGATAGTTAACAGTCACGGTCCCGCTTGCTTTTGATAGTGTTGCGGCTAAGCCTGCTGAACTACTGGTAATCGTAATTAAGCTACCCACAGTACCCGTCAAATTAAAATTACTTACTGTGGTGGTCGTACTTGCAGGGAAAATAACGGTCGCTGGTTGAACTGTATTGGTTATATTGAAAAGTGTAGTTGCGCCAGAAATCGTCAGTTCCCCTGATCCACCTTGATTAAGAGTAATAGTTGCATGGGATGCTCCAGAACCATTAAATGTTTTAGGTGATGCACTTGTTAAACTAACAGTCCCATTACCCGTAACAGATAAACCGGGTGTACCGCTGAAGTTCCAACACAAGGAGCCTCCCCCTGTAACTAACCATGTGGATGTAATATCTACAGATCGTGTCGTGGTTACAACGCTATTAGCCGTTACTGTTGTGAGTGAATACCCCCCATCAGAGAACGTACCATTAGCCCATGAGGTTAAAGCATTTACTGTTAAAGCAGAACCTAGAGTCCACGCCCCACCCACACCACTAAAAGTAACTGAGCCATTAAGTTGCGTGCCATTTGTCGTAATGGTCTTACCTGTAGAGGTAGCTCTAAAAGTTTTTGAAGCCGTGGTAGTCCACACAGTACCTGATACAAGCGTCATAGAACCGTAGATACTTAGAGTCGGTGACGTTCCAGTAGCAAAAGTATGTGTACCCGCTGAAACTGTTATATCAAGACAATTTAAAGCACCTGTCAAAGTAACTGTAAAAGCATTTGTTGACTGAAAAAATACAGAATCCGCTAAGGTTGGTACTGCCGCGCCTTGTCCGCCTGCGTCCATTAGTTGAGTGCCAAATGTTCCACCGGGAGTTACTGTATATGTTGGGTAGGTTCCACCCGTAACTGTACCGATTAGGGAGCCCGCAGTAGTTCTCACTGTAAATCCTACTGGAAGAACAGGCCCACCCCCTAATACTTGAAGTGTAGTTCCAGAGCAAGAACCCGTAAAGCTGAAACCGGGGACCACGCTCCAATTTATAGTATTAGTCGTATTCCATATACCCGCTCTAAATATCCAATATCTATCTGCCATATTAGACTTCCGTTACGTCAACTACTTCAGGCGCTGGAGGTGCTTCAATTATCGCAAGCCAATCCGTCAGGCGCTGTTGTTTCATAGCCTCAATCTCTGTATCGCTTGGGATAGGCTGATCTTCCGGAAACCACAGGGCATCTGCAAATTTGCCGTACTGAGTTTCAAATTCAAACTCTATTTTCATATTTATACCTATACTTGTGTTGTAACAGCAACCACATCCCAACGGGTATTAGCTGCGTTATAAATACACCCAACATAAAGCATTTTATTAATAGTAGTTGCTGTTGGAAGAACAACACCTATTATCGTGTAAGTTGAATTCCATGTAAGTGTTTGTGAAGTGCCATTATCCAAAATGCGTAATATTAATTTATCACCATCTACGGGTGTTCCTGTAGGAGCATTAATTGTTAAAGCTGCTGCCAATGCAGTAAAGGCATATTGGTCAAACGATGCTATCGTGGGTGTTATCGAAGATGCTGAAGTAGTTGAAGAAACTCTAGGATCAATCCTTTTATTTGTTACAGTTTCAGTTCCAGTCGGTGTTAAATAGTTAGTTCCTGCAACAAAGTTTGCCAAACGATAATCATTGGCATAGTTAGTGTTTGCAGCGTTATCACCAGTGTTTGCACCATCCGCTGTACCTGTACCTGTGGCATACGTTCCAGCGGGTTGTTTATTATTAAATGTACTCCAGTCTGCACTACTTAAAGCACCACGATTGGTGGCTGAAGCTGTAGGCACTTGCAAAGTAATAACCGGAGTTGTAGTATTAGTTGCAACACTAGAGCTTAAATCAGTGCCAGTTGTTCCTAATGTCAAAGCTGCAACAGATGTAACAGTACCTTGTGGATTAGCGGCTGTAGTGATGCTGGTTACCCGACCATAGGTATCAATTGTTACAACAGGAACAAGAGTAGCTGAACCAGTTGTGCCTGCTGTAGCAATGCCACTTGCAAGGTCGATAACAGGTGTTACGCCACCTGTAGATGTAGTTCTGCCAATAGTTCCTGATACTGAATTAACATATGTTCCAGCAACTTGTTTGTTATTAAATGTTGTCCAATCCGTACTTGTTAAATATCCATTGACTGCACTCGTTGCTGCTGCTATTGAAATAATAGGAGTTGTTCCACCACTTGACGCAACCGGGCTTGTTGCAGTTACGCCTGTGACTGTGCCTGTGTTGTTTGTATATCCATTTGGGTTTGTTGCAGCATAAGCCCCCAATGAAGTTAAGGCAGCATCAGCAGTGGTGGCGTTAGTGCCGCCATTGGCAATAGGTAATGCCGTTCCACTATAACTAAGCGCCAATGTTCCTGTAGTAGTTATCGGACTATTTGAAACAGACAAAAAGGTTGGCGCAGATAAACCGACAGACGTAACACCACCAGCACCATCTGCACCGTTATAAACTTGGAACGTAGTTGGAGAACCTACACTGTAATTTACATTATAAGTATCCAAAGTTCCGGGTGCATGAGTTCCAGAAGCTAAAGAAACTGATGTAATACTTACACCAGCCGGGCCAGCCGGGCCAACACTTGCACGATCAATTGTGATGACTTGTGTGTTGGGTGGAGTCAGCGATAAAACAAGATTATTGCCGTCTGTGACGGAGACATTGATGTTAGCCATTAGTTGATCACTCCATCAGAACGCACCAAAAACAACAAGAAAATAATGCTGTCATCGGCTGGTGTAGTGCCAGAGGCTGGAAATTGTATTTTCAAACTTCCACTAAATCCAACGCAATTGGTTGCATTAATATCTAACTCTGGATCGCTTGATAACACTGACCATGTTGATTCATCAATCACCAAAGTAAACGTGCCAT